GGGGGGGAGGGGGCAGCACAGTGCCCCAAAATTTATAATATTTTTTTTAGGACATTAGCCTATTATAGTATATTAGTAACACCCTATTGTCCACTTTTTAAATAATCAATTTACTATGTAATCATATAGTATATGAAATCATCACCATTCACATTAACAAAGCAGAAACTAAGCAGGAAGGCTGCTGCAGATAAAAAAGCACGTGATATTGCTACTGCAAAAACACCAGCTCGTAAAGCTAAAAAAGCACAGAACCAACGCATCGGACAGAGATCAGATTCAGACCTGCACCACGATGGTAGTAAGGTTAAAAGAATATCAATTAAAAACAACCGCGGTTTTTATGGCCGTGGTACAAAAACAGAATAACATGCCAAACAAAACAAAGCCTACTGTAAAGCAGCAGATTAAAGGCAATGCAAAATTAAAAAAAGCATATAAGAAATCAAGTAAAAAACAACTAGCTGGTATAAAGCAAAACTTATCTAATTTAAGTACTGAAGAATTAATGAAGCGAAGAAAAGAATCACCAACAAAAGCTGTAAGTGCTATAATAGCAGGTATTGCTAAAGCTGCTAAAGTAGCAGCAAAGGTAGGTAAGGTTGCAGCAAAAGGAGTTAAGGTTGCTGGTAAAGCTGTAGCAAAAGGAGCTAAGGCAGTAGGTAAAGGAGCTAAAGTTGCAGGTAAAGCAGTTGGTAAAGGAGCTACTAAAGCAGCAAAGTATGCAACATCAGAAAAAGGAAGAAAAGTTATAGGTAAGGTTGCAGGCGCAGCAAAAGAAGGTGCTAGTATAATTAGCTCGGCAAATCAGCCAAAATCATTTTCTTCACCTGCTAGTAACTTTAAACAAATGAATTTTAGCGGAGGAGGAAGTCCGTTTGCAATGAAAGGTTTTACTGGTTTTGGCAACTCACCTGTAAAAGCAAAAACAGATGCTGCTAAAAATTTATTAAAAGCTGTACCAAACAAAAAAGCTTACGAAAAATTATCAAGAGTAGATAAAAAAGGATTTGACAAGGCGGCTAAAAAGGCTGGCTTACCAACAAAAAAATCTCCTGCAAAAGCTGGTCAAACAGCTGGCCAGATAGTAAGGCGTGAGAGATTAATGACATAGGGAAACACCCTATACCAAGTATTAACCAAAATAAAACCAATGACATACTTATATTACAAAACGAGTACGGCAACGTACAACCAAAAACCAAGTGAAAAAGAAATACAGCAGTGGAAACACTTAGCTAATAAAGCTAACTGGAGAATAACTCAGCTGCCTAATGGATTTTTTCAAACAGAGTGCAAACATGAAACAGAAACCACATGGCACGATGTAACTAGGCGAGAGACTATTGAAGGCGCTGAAGCAGCAATTGATGGAAGCATCGATCACTTTGCTAAAAAGATTGAAGCATCAGCAGGGCCTAAGGTAATAAAAACATTCGAATAGTATATAATCAAATTAAATTTAATTAAATGGAATATAACCAACCCAGTGAACTCATCAAAGAATTAAACTTTGGTGATGAAGCTAAAAGTAAAATAATTGCGGGTGTAGATAAATTAGCGAAAGCTGTGAAGTCTACTCTAGGAGCATCTGGAAAGTGTGTAATATACGAAGATGCTAGAGGCAACCCGGTCATTACAAAAGACGGTGTAACAGTAGCAGAATCTGTTGTCTTATATGACCCGGTTGAAAACCTCGGAGCTACTCTAATTAAAGAAGCCGCTAAAAACACAGTGAAAGAAGCAGGTGACGGTACTACTACAGCTACCGTCCTTGCTGAAGCACTGATTAAAGAGGTGCAAAAAGAACAATATACAGAGCTTTCTACTAGATTTATTAAACAAGGTATAAGTTCAGCGCTTGATAAAGTAAATAAGTATTTAACAGATACAGCTATAGACGTTAAAGGTAGCATGTTGAAAGATATTAGCACTATAAGTTGTAATAACGATGTTGAACTAGGTGCTATTATATCAGAAGCTTACACTAAAGTAGGTAAAGATGGTGTTGTTTTTATGGAAGGATCTGGTACAGAAGAAACTTATGCTGATATTGTTGATGGTGTACAGTTTGATTGTGGTATAACATCACCACATTTTGTTACAGACACTGAAAAGCATGAGTGTATACTTGAAGAACCACTAGTTTTGATCGTAGGTAGTGAAATACCTAACATACGTAAGATACAACCTATACTAGAGCATGTTATAAAAAACAAAAAAGAGCTACTTATAGTAGCACAGGTTGACCAACAGCTAAAATCAGCCCTTATGATGAACAAAGTAAAGGGTAATATTAAGGTAAACATCATAGATTTACCAGGCTTTGGTCCTACTAAAGAAGATACAGTGCAAGACTTAGCGTTTTTAACCGGAGCTACGGTAATAAACGAAGAATTAGGTGATGATATGGATCTTATAACTGTTGATTGCCTTGGTAAAGCGGATAAAGCAGTTACAAATGACAAAAACACTGTAATAACTACTGTAGATATCAACCAAGATCTTACCGAGCGTATAGAAAACGTAAAAAAAGCCATAAAAAACGAAAAAAACCCGTTTTTAAAGAAAAAAATTCAAGATAGACTAGCTATGTTGTCAGGAAAAGTAGGTATGGTTAAAGTTGGCGCTGCTTCTAAGGTAGAATTAAAAGAAAAGAAAGATAGAGTAGAAGATGCCATATACGCTACTAAAGCAGCTCTAAAAGAAGGTATTGTGCCAGGTGGTGGTATTGCGCTATTAAATGCAGCTCAAGAAATAAAACCAAATGGTTGGGGTGAAGAAATACTACTTAACGCTATTAAGTCGCCTTATCAAACTATATTAGACAATGCTGGTATACTTGAAGCTGTAGAGCCTACAGATGGTAAAGGAATAGACGTAACAAATGGAAATACGTGTGAAATGATTAAGCATGGTATTATAGATCCAGTACTTGTTACTAAGTCAGCACTTAAAAATGCGGTAAGTGTTGTAACTACTATTATATCCGCTGATTGTATAATTTCAAACATGAGAGGTGATGAAAGCAGTAAATAATTATATAATCGTAGAAAAAATTAAACTTGAACAAAAGAAGGTGGCAGGTCTTATTATGACTGAAAAGACTGATGATGACAATAGGTATATAAAGGCTAAAGTTATATCTGTTGGTAATCTTGTAGAAGGAATAAACGATAAAGATATTGTTTATTATGATAAGCACGCTGGCCACGGTGTTCAATACAAAGAAACTCTATACCAAGTTATTCGCTCAGGCGATGTGGTATTGATAGATTAAGTTGCTACAACCCGGTAGCTTAATTGACTTAAACTAATTATTAATTAAAAACAAACAAAAAAATGGGAAGAGTATTTTTTGACGTACGTAAAAACGTACACAGCCTTACAGGTGCATACACTGTATTGCCTAGCGATTCTGGTAAAGTATTTACATTAAATGCAGCAGCTGGTGCTGGTATTACATTACCTTCTGTTGCTGACGCACAAGAAGGATGGAACTGTAGATTTATAGTAGGTACTGCTTTTGCAACTACTGACTGGATTATTACAGCTACTGCAGCTGTTATGGTTGGTGGTATGAATGAGTTAGAAGTTGATACATCTGATGATGGACCTTCTACTGTTGCTGGTACAACTATTAATATTGAACTAGGAGCTGAAACTATCGGTGACTATATTGATATGGTTGTAGCTGATGGAAAGATCTATATAAGTGGTCAGTCTAAATTAGACGGAGCATATACAATAGCTTAATATCTTAACAGATTAAACCTAAACCATAATCCTTAAACCTTAAACTTAAAAACAAAAACGAATTATTAATCAAAAAACAAAAATTATGAGAATGTTATTTTTCGAAGTATCAGCAACTGATATGATTAGCTTTCCAGCAGGAAACGTACATATGATTGAAGCTACTGGTGCTAATGCTGGTAAATTAGTAGCTACTCCAGGTGGTATATCTGCGGGTAATACTAAATCTTTAGTTATAACTTTTAACTCTAGTTCAGGTAACTTAGAAAAGTGTATTAAAGAACTTAGTGCTTTAGTTTACGAAGGCGGTATTGGTTATCAAGGAATTCTTGATGTAGCTAATACTACAGCTGGTACAACTCACAAAGCTTTACCAAACTTAGTTTTAACTAACTTGGGAATCGCTATTACTCAGTAATAAGTGAGATTAACCGCGCAAGATTTGCGTGATATGAATATCCTTAAGTATTACAGGCTCACTAGAAAGTGGGCTTGTAAGACTTACGGGATTTTAGACGCAGACCTTGAATTATTATTTTATTTAGATTGTGAAAAAAGATTCACACGAAAAGATTTCATGGACGGAGCATATACATTTTCTTGGGATAAAGCCAGATGGGACAGGCTTAGGCAAGATGGTTGGATAGATGTGTGGAGACATAGAAATCGTACTACTATAAAGTATAGTGTGTACAAAACATCATATAGATGTAAACAATTAATAAATAGAATATACCGTATACTACTAGGCGAGGAAGACATGCCTACATCCGAACGTAGCGTATTCTATAATAACAAATCATATACGGATAAAGTTTATAACAAAGCTATAGATGATATGATTAAAGACAAAAATAGATAATGCCAGGATCACCAATGCAAAACAATATGTTTGGAAAATCTACAGGATATGTTCAAAAGAATAATCCTAATCCTGTTACTAGTTGTGGGCGTAGAAGAAGTCCATTACAAAAAAGCAATGAACCTAGAAAAACAACTAAAGGTAAAGGTCGTAATTTTAGAACAGTAGAAGAAGGAGCAGGTATGACAAGCAAAGGTGTAGCATCATATAGAGCTAAAAACCCAGGCAGTAAATTAAAAACTGCAGTTACTGGTAAAGTTAAACCTGGTAGTAAAGCAGCTGGGCGTAGAAAGTCATTTTGTGCAAGATCAAAAGGTTGGACTGGAGAACGTGGTAAAGCAGCTAGACGTAGGTGGAAATGTTAACAAATAAATAAATATGAAAACTAAACAATCACCAGCATTAAGAAAATTAAGCGCTGGCTGCAAAGCCGCTGCTAAAAGAAAATTCAAAGTTTACCCTAGTGCATATGCTAATATGTGGGCTTCAAAACAACAAGGTAAAGGAAAGTGTTAAAAGATTTTAATACAAGTCCTTTCAAAAAACTAAAGCCACCTAGTGATAGCAGCTTTGATACTGCGCAAGAATTAAAAGAACTTAAGAAAATACCTCTAAATAAGTCTTTTGTAAAGAAGTTTGATAATATAGAGTCTGCATTTGCTAAAACTGCTAAAGACAATAATGTAGAAGATTATGATAAAAAGGTTGCTGCTAAGTTAATAAAAGACTCTGCGCCTGTAATCTTAGAATTAAAGAAGTATCACAATAGACCTAGACCTAAAGATTTAGATAAAAAAATGCCTAACTATGAAATGGCATCAATGAAGACTAAATCATATCCTTCTGGACACTCTGTTCAAGGTATATTAATAGCTAAAATGCTAGGTGATAAACATCCTAAGGCAAAATCAGCTTTTGCTAAAACAGGTGAAAATATATCTTATAGTCGTAGAGTTGCCCGCGCTCACTATAAGTCTGATAGTAAAATGGGCGAAAAATTAGGTAACTCAATGTATAAACATATTAAAAATAAAAAGTAATGAAAAAAGCTCCTGCAAAAATGAAAAAAGCTCCAGCTAAAATGAAGAAAAAATCAATGGCAAAGATGGTAACAGCACCTGATCCTAGAGTTACCAGAAAGAAAAAAGGAACTAGCAAAAGTATTGGTCCATCTGAAAGTCCTAAAGCAATAGCGGCTAAAAGAGATAAAATGAGATCAGAAAGAAGAAAAGCTGAAAAAAGTAATCCAAAAGAATTTATGCCAGAAACTAAAGCTAGTAGAAAAGCAGAAAAAGATTACAGATCAGCTAGATCTTTTGCAAAAATGAAAAAAACATCTGCAACTAAAATGAAGAAAAAGTCACCTGCTAAAAAACCTTTAGTTGGTAAACAAAAAAATTTACCAGAACAATTAAAGAAAAAGATTTTAGCTTCACCAGCAAAAATGAAAAAAGCTGCTATGAAGATGAAAAAAGAATCTATGGCTATGCTTAAAAAATCAGCTATGATGATGAAGAAAGCTTCAGCTATGAAAATGAAGATGAAGAAAAAGTAAATGTACGACATAAAGTCTAAGTTTGCTAAAAACAGTCCACTGCCTTGTTGGAAAGGTTATGAACGAGTACCTGGTACAGCTCAAGGAGCTAAAGGTAGTTGTCGTAAGTCTTCGCCTACTAAGGTAAAACAAAAAGGTGGTGGTACTAAAAAAGTATGTTTACCTAAAGCTAAAATAGCTAGTATGAGCGCGTCTGAAAGATCTAAAGTAACTAGAGCTAAAAGAGCTGCGGGTAAAGCTGGTAAATATAGACGTTCAAGTAAAAGTAATGTAACAGGTACTAGTAGTGGTGGTAGTTTAAAAACATGGGTTAAACAAGACTGGAGGCAAGTAGGTAATCCGTCTAAAAAATGTGGAGAGAAATAATGGCATTTAAATTAGGTAGAGCTAGACAACCTGTAGCTGACGGTGGGGTTGTAAATAAAAAACTAAGTTTTAAGTCTGATGATGCTTCTATACCAGGAACACCTGTCATCAGAAAAAAATTAGAAGAAGGTATATTAGGTGAGGCTAACATGGACGGTAGTATATATATAAGTAATACAATACAACCTGGCAGCCAAGAAGAAGGACAAGTGTTATTACACGAAATGAGACATGCTACAGATATGAAGCTAGGTAGATTAGCTTATAATGATGACGGTATATATTATGACGGTGTAACATATCCAAGAGAAACTATAAACGGTAAAGATATGATTAAAGTTGATGGTAAGTGGAAAGAAGCAGGAGATGATTTTCCTTGGGAAAGAACAGCAAATATATGATATTAACTACTATAGATGGTATGCCTTTATTTTCAACTATACAAGAAGCTTTAAATTGGGCTGCTGCTAACGGTTTATCAGGTTATCACATGCATCAATATCAAGGCCAAACCGGGTATATGGGTGGAACAACACATGGTGGAGTAATTAGTACAACTAATACTACTACAAGCACTACAACATCTAGTAGTAGTGGTGGTGGTTATTAAAAAAATAAATTATGAGTATATTAGGTAAAGTATTTTCAGCAGGCGCTGGCAAGCTAGTAGAAAACGTAGGTGGTATATTAGATAATCTAACTACAACAAAAGAAGAAAAACTAGAAGCACAAGCTAAGATAAAAGATATGATAATGAGTTACGAAGCTGAAATGCAAAAGCAAGTAACAGAAAGATGGAAAATGGACATGAACTCAGATTCATGGCTAAGCAAAAATATAAGACCATTAGTTTTAGTGTTTTTAGTTGTAGCAACAGTATTATTGATATTTATCGATGCTGGAGCTATAAGTTTTAAAGTACAAGACAAATGGACAGACTTATTACAATTAGTATTAATAACAGTGATCGGTGCTTATTTTGGCGGTAGATCACTAGAAAAAGTAAAAAAATAATGGGAATAAATTCAACAGAAGTTGCTTACGGCTTTGGACAACTAGGTAGTGCGTATACTACAGCGAGTAGTGCCGCTATAAAGCCACCAACAAATAAAGTATTTGTAGCTGTAACAATGTTAACTGATACTGTGTTTGATTCAACTGGCGGTTTGGTAGCTGAAAGAGCGCTTGTGTCTGGAGCGACTACAGGAGATGTATCTACTAAAACAGGTGATATATATATTAGCACAGAGCAACCAGCTCATGATTTAGCAGGTGGATCAGAAACTACAGACGAAGGTTCTGGTGGTCAAGTAGTTGATTCAGTTACTTTTCCAAAAGGAATTACTATTTATGGACGTTGGTCTGAAATAGATGTAGATTCTGGAAGTATAGTTGCTTATATAGGAGACTAATGCTAGGATTAGGAATATCAAGTACTTTTCCATTCGAAGGGGTAAGTACAGATTTACAACAAGCTACAAGTGGTACTGCCGCTGGCTTACAACTATGGCTTAAAAATGATACTGACGTAACAGCTGCTCAATGGAAAGATTCATCTGGTAATGATAATCATGCGGCGCAAAGTACTGAAGGCAATCAAGCTGCAGTGTCTGGTGGTGGTTTAGATTTTGAAGAAGGTAATAGTACTCATTATGATTTAGCAAGTACAATAACAATAGCTGAAAATCAAGGTTTTTGTATAGCTATAGTTATGGACCAAGAAAGCGTTAGTAACAATACTATATTATCAAAAGACGCTGACGACCAAATTCAAGTTGTTGACCTTAATAGATTTAGAATTAAAACAAATGTTAGTACTACAACAACAACTAATTTTGATATTGCAGGAGCTTTTAATACTGGTAAAATGCTTGTATTAATAAACAGAAGCGCTGGTGCTACTAATAAATTTACAATTATGAAAAATGGTGCAACACTTACGCCAGACACAGATACATCAGCAAATGAAGCTGCTGGAGAAAATCCTTTTGGTTTTGATATTAATGTGTTAGGCACAAGAGGAGATGAAGCACAATTTTTTGATGGTAAAATATTAGAGCTAGCATTTTGGGATAGAGCATTAACATTACAAGAAATAACTGACGTGAACAGTTACTTACAATCAATTCACGGATTATAAATTAACTTAAATTAAATAAAATGGCAAAAGAAAAAGTCGTGGACTTAAAACCACAAAATATTACAACAGAAGAGTTAGAAGGTTTACAAAACCTTGTTAACACTTTAAATAGAACTCAAATGGAAATTGGTAGCTTAGAAAGTAGAAAGCACGGTTTGTTACACCAAGTAACTGGTTTACAAACTCAAATGCAAACAATGCAAAAAACATTTGAAGACACATACGGTAAAGTAGATATTAACATTACAGATGGTACTATTGCGTACCCTGAAGATGTCGAAGCTGATAAGAAAGATTAGTATCGGAAAAGATTATAAGAATGACGCCATGCACTATGCCGTTGGGCAAGAAGTGTATGGTGGTCATACTATATGTGATATATTAGAAGAAGAAAATAAATACAGCGTGTATATTAGAAAAGGTAAAGACGTTTTACCTTGGAAAGACTTTAACAAAAATATGGCTGTATCTGTAGAGTATAACTTACAGTATTAATGAAATCAGTTTACAACTTTGTTGTAACGCCAGTAAAATCAAGATACAACAATACAAAAAATATAGACGGTAAAGAGCTGATAGTTAATACAGAAATGTACAACCATCAATATGTTAGTAGAGAAGCTATAGTAAAAGCAATACCTACAGTTGGTAATACAGATATAAAAATTAATGATAAAGTTATAGTACATCATAATGTGTTTAGAAGATGGCACAATCAGTACGGTATAGAAAAAAATAGTAGGAGTTATGTTAATGATGATACGTATATAGTACAACCAGATCAAATATTCTTATACAAAGATACTGAATGGCAAGCGCAAAAAGGATATTGTTTTGTAGCGCCAGTAAAATCTACAGATAATTTAAATGTAGATAAAGAAAAGCCTTTAGTTGGTATTGTAAAACATACTGACGGTACAGTTAACAAAGGCGATTTAATAGGTTTTAGGCCAAGCTCAGAGTATGAGTTTATTATTGACGGTCAAAAACTATATAGAGTATTATCAAATTTTATTACAATCAAATATGAATATCAAGGAGACGAAGAAGAATATAATCCAAGCTGGACATAAAGCAGTTGAAGAACTGATTAAAGTTGCTAAAGAAGCTATTGTAGACTCTGACGATGATATATCAGCTGACAGATTAAAAAATGCTGCAGCAACAAAGAAACTAGCTATATTTGATGCGTTTGAAATACTAAATAGAATACAAGAGGAAGAAAACATACTTGAAGGTAAAGAAACTAAAACCGAGGTTAAAGTATTTAAAGGTTTTGCAGAAGGTAGATCAAAATAATGTACGAGCAAAATTTACTACAAATAGTAGAACCTATAAAAAAAACTACCATAAACAGGCTTAACAAAGGTAAGAAGTGGAAGTATGGTTACAACAAAGAACACGACCTTGTAGTTATATCTAAGACTGGTGAAATAGGTGAGATATACGAAATACAAAACTTTCAGATAGCACTGCCGAAAGAGCGTAGTGTGTATAGCAACAAAGAAAAAAAGTGGAAACAGTTTGAATATCCAAAAGAATTAAGTAGGCTTAAAAACATATTTGACTGGAGAGCATACGCTGAAGAAAAAAAAGCTGATTGGTTTGATTACATAGATGAAGAGTTTAAACGTAGAGATCAAGGTTTTTGGTTTGACAATAACGGTAAAGCAACGTACATAACAGGCACACATTACATGTACTTACAATGGAGTAAAATTGATGTGGGTGCACCAGACTTTAGAGAAGCCAATAGAATATTCTATATATTCTGGGAAGCATGCAAGGCAGATAAAAGATGTTATGGTATGTGTTACCTTAAAAACAGACGATCTGGTTTTTCTTTTATGTCATCAGCTGAAACAGTTAACCAAGCTACAATATCAAGTGATGCAAGGTTTGGTATATTATCTAAAACAGGAGCTGATGCTAAGAAAATGTTTACTGACAAAGTTGTAC